GGCGTCACGGCCGCATGGCCAGCAAGGTCAGTTGCGGCTTGAAGCACACGTGGGAAATCAGTTTGCGCGTCCACGCCCAGGTGAGACGCGATGAGGTCAAACACATCACCACCGTCCCCCGTTGCGCGATCGGTCCAAAGACCCGCTTTCTCGCCATCGAGCACCACTTCCAGACTATCGCCGGGGCTGCCGAGCACGTCGCCGATGAGGAATTTTGAGCGCCGCTTCTTGCCCGCTGGAAACATCCTAAGCAGCACGGACTCGAGCCTAGAAATCAGGCCTAAGCGAATCTGCTCACGCTGCGCCTGGCGATCGGTGTCAGGTGAATTGGGAGTGTCGTTGAAGTCAATCATTCAGACTCCCCCTGCACAGCGTCACCTCGCCCGCGCACGGCCGAGCTGTGGGTTGCCCAAGCGCTAAGCTCAGAGAGCCGATACCGCACAAGCCCACCCATCAGGTAGTGGGGAATGCGGTACTTAGCGCGCATGGCGTGATCAGAAAACCAATAGTATGGCAGCCGCATGGCTGCAGCTGCTTGTTTTGCATCGATCATCGCTTCGACCTGCGCAATGGGCGGCTTTTTGTTGTTCATAGATCAGTCCTCCAGCATCGGTCTGCCCACGCGCAGAACTTGCACTCAAAGTGGGTGGGATCGTGATAGGCGCGGGGCAGCAACTCACAGGCGTCGGTTGAGGTGATCACCTTGACGGCACGATCCGACATGCGCTGTGCCAGCGCCGCATCAAAGGGCACGAGCTCGGTGTAGATCTCCATCGTGTCGGCGTTGATCGCCGTGAAGATCGCCGGATGCTCATGCAGCTGCAAATAGGCTTGGTAGAGCACCACCTGCGCGTGATAGACCGGCTTGGAGGCTGCGAGCTTGTTTTTCTCCAAGTCGCGCCAGGACTTGGCGCCCAGGCACTTGCACTCCCAAAGCGCTGGATATGCAAAGCCCTCGGGCCCGCCCACGATCACACCATCAATGTGACCTTGCAGCCGCCCATCGATGGCCGAGAAGCCAAACTGCTCGCCGTTAGCTTTACGGGTGCGCAGATCAAAGCCGCCCGAGCGCAGCCATGCGACCATGCAGTCCTCCATCACGTGGCCACGCTCAAAGATGCGCAAAATTCGACCATCGGTCTCACGACCTTCATCGACCGGCGCCTTGGCAAATTCGTACTGCAAGGCACGCTCGCACGACACCCCAAGCCGGGAGGCTCCAAGGTATTGCCGAGGCGCTTGAGACGCCCGAATTTGCTGCAGACCCGCGTCAATCAGCGCGCTGACCTGCCCCGAAATGCTTGTTGAGGAGTTGAAGTCGATCATGGCTTCACCCCCTTGCTTTCATCCCAAGGCAGGTCATCCACCATGTCTGCGAACGGATTAGCGACATCCGCGGCCATGGGATCTGCCGCGGGTGCGATACCTCGCACGGGCGGAAACTTGGTCGCCTCATGGTGCTCGACCATCGCCTCGGTGTAGCCCGTGACGATGGCATCGATCACTTGCAGTGCCTCTGCCTCGCAGTAGTGTCCAAGGGGCTTCTCGAACCCGATCTCACTAGCCGCCTCGCCAAAGAATTTGAGGCACTTCCTCATGGCGGCAAGCTCGATATCAGACGGATCAATCATGGCGACCTCCGTCTTGTCCTTGGTGCCCTCTTTGGCCCTTGTCCAGTTGCCATAAAGCGCGTGAAACGCGTTCTGGCAGCGACGCGAGCAAAACACCCAGTCGATGGGGTAGCGCACCGGGTGACCAATGCCATGACGGTTGTCCGTGTGGCCGTACCCCCGCGCCTGTCTTGTGCAGACCCAGCATTTCATGCCCCCCTCACTGTGCCCAGGCCGGTTTGCCGGGCGCTGTGGGGCGTTGTGCGGGCGCGCCAGAGGCCGTTGCAGCCATGGGGGCCTGCGGGGCAAATGACGCGGCTGTGGGGCTCATAGGCGCACCCGTGGCGCTTGGTGCGCCAACCACTTTTAAATAGTCGGGATGGTCCGGTTCGACAGCGAGCTTGACGACGTTTTTAAGCTCGCCACGACCGTCTTTTTCAACATCGATGCGAGCCACAAACTCGAGCCCGTCCAACTCGTGAAAGCCGGCAATGCGTCGCGCTGCTGCAGCTTGGGGTGAGTTGTCCTGCGGGCGGATATTGCGAGCGCTGTTGAGCGCAGCGCGCACAAAGGTGCGACCCATGTTGCCCCAGTTCGGACCCTTGGGACTCAAAAGGCCAATGTTTGACCACATCTTGCGTTTGGCAAAAGGCCCTTCAAGGACAACAAATTCGCAGGACAGGTAGACCGAACCAGTCTCAAAGCTTTGCGTCGCGTAGCCGCCACTCCAGCCCTGCGATGGATCGTCATAACCACCAGGTTTGACACTCATGCGCACGCGCGCGACCGTGCTCTTAGGGATCAGGTCGAAGGATTGCTGTTGTTCGGCATCGTTGAAATCGTTCCAGTTAGACATAGGTTTACTCCTTAATGGTTTGGGTTCGGGTGGCAGCGGCGCATTTGTCAATCAGCGCGCGCAGGTCTGGGGGCTCGAGCATTTCGAGCTGTCCCGATCGGTCCTTGGCTGGGTAGCCATAGGGGTTCATGGTTTGCGTGACAAAGGCGCGGTAAGACGAGCCGTCTTCGGTCTTGATTTCGGCAAGCGTCACCACCTCATCAACGATGCCGGGCAGCTCTGCTGCGGTCTTTGCGCCCTCGATCTGAGGCACGAAAACCTTGCGATTAAAGTCATCAAGCTTTTCGTCCAAGATGGCTACAAACACCACATGCTTGCCACGGGCGTGCTGCAAGTGAGTAAGCGCTCCGATCATTTCCTGGCCCAACAAACCGTACGCTCCGCGCGTGTCCGGTTTACCGGTACGCTCAGACATGGCCTGTGGTTGTGATTTGGCCCAGATGAGGGCCAAGCGTGATAGGACGGTGATGCTGTCAACAAAGTAGGTGTCGTACTTGGTCAGCTGCGCCGGGTCGCCATAGCGCTCGCACACATGATTGAAGTGCGCTTGCGAGTAAGGCGCATCCTCTGGTAGCGCTGGGTTGGGGCCCGCAAGAAAGACAACCAAGTCGCGAAACTCGGGCCAGGTTTTCGGACGAATGGTGTCGCCTTGCCAGTTGCGCACGGCTAGGTCACCACCTTCGGTGTCAACGTAGAGCGTTGAGACCTCTGAGAGCCCTCTGAGCTGGCTGGTTTTGCCGATGCCAGCGCGGCCGAGCATCACCAGCTTGACGCCACTTTTTTCTGCCAATCGCTGAGAAGCGCTAATGATTGGAAGTGTCATCACGCCACCTCCCTCAGTTGCTCAGCCACGGCAGGATTCCACAAAATCTGATAACCGCTGTGACCGTTGCGCGAGAACGGCAACGCCTCAGCCCACGCTTTGCCAGGCTCTGTGATCTCCCACTCATCGCGCTCGTTACGGAACTGAAATCCCAAAAGTGCCAAGCGCTGGTTTGCTGATTTAGCCGATACGCCAGCCAACTTTCCAAGTTGGGTCGCGTTATGAGAACAAATGGGCTCGTTGGATGGTGGAAGCGCTTTACGAAGCGACTCGATCAAAAGCCCGGTGTTTTCTTGTATGCACGTCAGTGTGGCTGCCATGGCGATACCAGCCTTGACACCTGGAAACTTGGCCACGGCGTCACCAATCAATAGCAGCGAGGAAACACGATCCTGCGTTGGAGCTGGCAGATTCGTCACTGGCAATGCTGCGTATGTGCCAGTCTTGCGAATCGAAGGAAGGACCTCGCTGGTTACCCAGCGTTTGAATCGCTTGGCGCTCTCTTTAGTACTTCCAAGAATGAGCGAGTAAAGGCCCGATTCATTAACGTGGTTGGTTTGTTGGGTGCGGCCAAGGGTGTCGATGGCGTCCATTTTCTGGACGTCATCGCTATCAACGTGTGTTCCAATAGCCTGCCTGGAATTGCCAAGCTCCAGCACAGAACAGACATCGCTCGCGTTAAACCACGGCTGACCAACGCCATCAACTTGAACACGCAGGGCATGCGATTCGAAATGAAATGGAATAAGGTTGCTCATGGTCATGCCTTCCAATCGATATCGGTCATGCGATCTGCACCGAGCGCACCTGATTTACGGGCGTTTTGGTAGAGGTCCTCGATAGCTGCTCGGCGGCGGCTGACGGTGGATTGCTCTTCGGATGCCAGCTGGAGGGCAAACGCCAATTCATCGACAGTGGCGTTCTCGGTGGGGACCGAAACATCCTCACCGGCGCGGTTGCGGTAATGGATTTCTGTGGGCAGGTGTTCGGCATAGAAAGAGCCGACGCGTTTACGCAGTACAAGCTTGTTAAAAAGTTTCATGATTCAGTCCTCAGAGTCGATTGCAAGGTCGTAAGAGGCCTTGCCAGGTTTGACGGTGCGGGCGGGGGCAAACTGCTCGCGCAGTGCCGTGGGCCAATTGGTAAAGCGCGCTTCAGGGACCGTGAACTCGATGTCGAGGTAGTCCTCAATGCGGTCGCCGCTGTCGGCTATGCGCTTGGCCATTGCGGCCAATTGCTTTTGATCCCATGCGACACGCTTGGGTGTATCGACCGTGACGCGGATCGGGCCGTCCTGAAAATGCACGGTGCCGAAGTCTTTACCGGCTTCAGCACGGGCTGCCTTTTCTTGCTCGGCGTAACGACGGTTTTTTGCGTTGTGGGTTTTGGCTTGCGCTTTCTTGACCCACTCAACCAGCTGCGCGAGATTGATATCGATTTCGTGCAACTGAGCTGCTGGCAATGCTGCCAATTCGTCTTCCGTAATCCTGGTAATTTGGTCGGGGAAAATGGTGATGTCAGCCATGACCGATCCCCTCATTGGTAAGCACGAGCAAAACTCGAGTAACGCGAGACGCGCCGCTCAAAAGCTTCGATTTCGTGCAGGAGGTAGGTAACCCGGCGACCAAGCTTGCAGTAGATGGGGCCGAGTTGTTCTTGACGCCAGCGGCGCAAAGTTTTGACCGATAGTCCCCAGCGACCAGCAAGCTCGAACTCGTCGAGTGCGATGCGCGTCTGCTCAGGACGATCGGGGTGGGGTGAGCGCAGATTGCGCCCATGTGTTACGAGAGGGCTTAAATTTGCCATTTGCAGTGCTCCTTTGAAAAAAGTTGGCACTGCTTATGATTTAGACCCAATGTCGGATCATCTCCGGATGGACCTCCGGATAAACCACCGGAAATTTGAACTAGGTGGAACTGAGCTTGCGTCGACTTCTTATTCGATAGTGACCGTGGCCAGTTCGCTCCAGCCACTCACGCCAGACTTTTTTGCCAAATACGCTGTCTGGATCACGGCCACAGCCTGTTCTTTCAACAACATCCGACCACTTGATGCTGGAGCCATGACGGTCCCTCCAAAATGCAGCGATCACTGCCTTCTGATGCTCGCCAGAAAAAACCTTGGGCTCGTTCATGTGGTGCAGCTTGAGTTCACCCGTTTTTTCATCAAACCACTCATCATCGGCCACATCAGCAGGCAAGCCTCGTAACAAGCGCGTCATGACATCCCGATCAATGCTGAAGGCCCCAGCACTGGCAATTAGAAGCGAATTGATGCGAATGGACTGATGCCCATTGGGCAGGGACAAGGGACTGTCGCCAGCGGT